TCCCGGAACCGTCTGGAAACGAGCCTGGGTGCCCTCCTGCGGCCTTAGCGCTTAGCTACTGGTGCAACCCTGCCGGGTAACTGCTGGTGCCCTTAGCGGGGCTTACAGCGCGTTACAGCGTGGGCTTGCCCTTAGTGAGCGAGCGTCCTAGCGAGCCATAGGCCATCGTGTTAACGCTAGGGTTATCCGAGTGCAAGCCGTTTAGCAGTGCCGGGCAAGCAAGGGCACAAGAGGGACAAGAGCCTTTTAGCAGTGTGGGCTATCACACGGGAGGAGTATCGGTTAACAGTGCTCACTATACAGGGTTAGCCCGGATAGGTCAACACTCTTTTAATCGGTATTGTCTAAGCGGGTAGACGTGGGCTATCTGTATCCCTGTTATCACTGGTTACTAAGCTCTGATAATTGATTGTCTACCCTATTAAAGGAGATAGGGTTAACCATACCTTACACCATACCGGACTAACTAAGGGACACTCTAACGAGCGGCTTAGCGAGTACAGGGCAAGCACTAAGGGTTATCCATACGGACTAACACTAAGGGTTAGCACATAGGGTTATCACTAATGGATTCTATACCGGGTAACACATACGGGAAGCACTAAGGGTTACTATCAAGGGTTAGTGAGCGTCTTAGCGAACAAGGGTTATTAAGCATTAGTTAGCGAGCGGCTTAGCGAGCATGGGTTACTAGGGGCTGTCAATACCACAAATCACCTGCACTTGCAAGCACTATCTGCACATAGCATCTATTAGCGCTTATCTGTAATTATTTCTAAATAGTGTTTGACATTACATTAAACCTATGGGACTATAGCAACCGTCAACAGGACAACGGCAAGACGTACCGAAAGGAGTTAAGCCGCTGGTTATCCTAAGTAGCAACGTTAAGCATACGAAATTAACGGTTGACATTCAGAAGTAAACGCAGTACCTTAGATAGCAAGTCAGGCGGACTATAAGCGCCACGCTCTTTAATAATATGGATAGTCTCTCATAGTGTCGCCTTATGAGGTAACGCTATGGATATAAAGACACAAAAGGCACGCTATAAGCGCTCCGCTAAGTTAGAGACATTGCACCAGACACTAAGCGCTGAGGCAATGACAAGGGAAGGGCAAGCCGCACGTAAACGCCGCAAGGAGTTGAGCACGGTTAAGCTAATCCCTCAAGTGATAAGCTCTAATGACTTCTCTGATAAAGGGAACATGCGCAAGACGGCAGCTAAGAGCAATCAAGGCAACGTCCGCGCCATTGGTAACAAGACCGACAGCAAGATAAACAGCTATTGGAAATCAAAGCGAGGTGATAACTTACCTCGTAAATAAATAAACGCTTGACAATCAGGCGGCACCATGAGAGACTATCCATCGTTGAGCAAGTGACCGTACCGGCAAGCCCTGCACTCGCAGATTGATAAACGGTTATGAGTCACTTAGCTTAACAAAGTGCTTGACAACAACGGCACTTAGTAGTAAGATAGGCACCAAGTTGAGGGATTGAACGGTTACTGAGTTCTCCCGATGATATGACCTGAGTCAGAATGACGGAAGGTGACATAGTTCCCCGATGTAAAGATGGGATGGCCTGCTGAGAGATAGGGTCAAATAAAGTATCTCGAATGGTGTGTGACGAGCATTCCCTGCTACGAACGGGAGAAATCTGGTGATGTAACAGTGAGACGGTGAGCGCATGAGGAGCGCCGGGATTCTTAACTCACATCACGCCAACAAGCCACAAAGTAGGACGGCTGACCGGGATTGACTGCAACGGATACCGCAAGGGATTCGCACGATTTACCGCCAGCGACACGAAACGTGGTGAGTTGGTCATGATATGCGCCAACGCTATGATGACGCAGATTATGACTAAACTTATGAACTGGAGAGAACAAAATGACTGCAACTGCTAAAATCGTTATCGCTAAACCTACCATGACTATCGCTGCGATGGATAAAGAACTGACCAGCGTTATCAAGGACAGCAACAAGCTGCAAGACCGTATCCAAACCCTCGCCGTAGCTATCATGCTGCACTGCTATGCACACAATGAGTTCCAGCGTGCTCAAGCGCTGGTCGATGGCCTGGGTAAAGGTATGCGCCGCACTGCGCTGGTGGAGTGGTTCCAACAAGCTGGCCTCAAGGTTAGCAAGGAGGAGGGCAAGTTCAACGGCTTCAACAAGGCCAAGATGGAAGACAAGTGGGGCAAGTGCCTGGCTGAGCCGTGGTACACGATGAAGCCTGAGAATCCGTTCGCTGGCTTTGACCTTGAGGCTGAACTGAAACGCCTGATTGCTAAGGCTGAGAAGGCGATGAAGAAGGACGCCGACACGCCGGAAGATGGTCGTGCCGAAGGGTACAAGATGTCCTGCTCTGCTGAGCAACTGGCAAGCCTGCGCAAGCTGGCTGGTGTAACACTCCAGTGATTCGGTGTAGCATCCTTGCGAGGGTGCTACCACGTTAACACTGACCTGATAAGGACTATGCAATGAACAAGAACGCACGCCGTAAGAACAAGCTCGCCGTTATCTGCAACGCTCGTGGTATGCAGCGCTATAAGGATTATCTGTCCTTCCGTGTGCTGGCTGACCTGTACGGTGAATACAAGGCTACGGTGATGATGCAGGATGCTGAGCGTACCCGCGACGGCTTCCATGATGAGTGGGACAAGGGTACTGAGCCTTGCGCTCTGCTGACGTGGGCTGAGTCGAACTACTGCGACGAGTGGATGGACGCTGACCTGCACTACTGCCGCAATCGTGAACGCTTCCACTAAGTGTGTAAGCCGAAGCCCTGCACTCGCAGGGTTTTATCATACGCACTAAACGAGGACGCATGATGGCTATTGAGGCTATCCAATTCCGGGCGCGTGTCCCGGTGACTAACGATGATGGTGCCACGTTGAAATGGCACTATCAGGTAACACGCTTCACGCTGGGCGTGGGACGTTGCGGAAAGAACGTGACTGACCTGCGCCTTAACTACCGGGCCGGATGGGTTGACGTGATTCAATCACACGATGACGGCACATTCTACGAGTTCGCTTACAAGCGCTCCGATATCCTCGGACGCATCCAGATAGAGAGAAGGATTTATGGCTAAGAAACAACGCTACTTGAACGGCACAATCTTCTACCGCTTCGATGGTACGGCGCTGCGCCCGTGGGTACAGCAAGTCAACGGTGTGCAGGCTGGCCCGTTCGCTACGCTGGAAGACGCACAGGCTGCGCTTGATAGCAGCAATGACCCGGATAACTTTGACCTGATAGGCTCGCTTGAGATGCGCAAGGTCAAGCTGAATGAGCAGCCGGACGGCACTACGCAGTGCGAGTCCTTCTGTATGGCTGAGGAAACACCGTTCGATGTGTATGGCCTGTACGGTCGCACTACGGATGGCTACCTGCTGCACCTCGCAGACTATGACCGATACGCCGCCGTGCGTAATCAGTATGCCCTTTTGATTGACCGCCTGGGTAATGGCCCGGTGGATTACCGTGAACTGCTGGAGGCAGTGCAATGACCTACAAGAACCGCAACGCATCCCCTGAATACCGTAAAGCAATCGCTGCCCGTACCGCTCGCCGTGAGGCGGCGGCGCGTGCCAAGCTGGAACAAGACCAGATGCAGTGGACAACTGAGGGTGACTTCTCACACCTCGCAGGCAACAACACGATGAAATTCCGTCGAGGTTAATATGTTGAATCGTATGTATGTAATGATGTCTGCCGCTCGTGGTCAGTCTGTTAGCATTGATGAGCGCAACCACAACAACCTGTGCCGCACGCTGAGCGAAGACCTACAGTATGAGTGGGATGAAGTGCAAGGCTGCTACAAGGGCGTAGAGGAACGCTCTGTGTGCGTCATGGTGCATGACTTCCGTGAGATTGGGCTGCTGATTAAAGAGGCGGTGAACTACTCGCAGGAATCTATCCTGATTGTTGACTCCCGCAACAAGTGCTTCCTGTACTTCCCGGCGACGAACGAGATGAACTACATCGGGAACATGTTCAACAGCAAAGACAAGCCGCTGGGTGTCACTGACTACTCAATCATCAACGGCATTTACTACTACGTTCTGTAAGGATTAATCATGGCTAAGAAGAAACAATTCCGTCCGTCTGCCTCTGCTGGATACGCTCGTGTTAAAGCTGAGCGCGACCAGGCTATCGACCTGGCCACCGCAAGTGGTAAGGAATGTCTGGCGCTGAAAGAAACGCTGGAGCGCTTACAGCGTGCTAACGTGGCGCTGTATGAGGAATGCACTAACCTTGACCGCAAGTGCAAGACCGGGTACGCATTGAAGGAGGAGGCTGAGCGCGAAGCGGCTATCCTGCGTAATGGCAACAGCCAGCACAAGAAACGTATGTCTACCCTAGTTAGTGATAACAAGTTTATCGCTCGCAAGGCCAACGCTCGTTGGTGGTGGGCCGCAGTAGGCTGGACCATCGCTATCATCTCACTAGCCCACGGAGTAATGTAATGGGACAAACATCACTGGTGCATCCTCGCACTGCTAACCTGCCACCCGAAGAACAAGCGCAGGGCATCTACCAGTACACCTCACCGGAAGAACTGGAAGCACGCAGGCTGTCTCGCCAGCAAAGCGAGCCTGCACTTGCAGACCGTAAAACTGAAATGCCAGCCGCGATAGCAGCGCCTTATGGCGGCAAGCTGGTGCGCAGACGCACGATGCAGCCAGGCGGCACTCCGCTGGTTGACATTACCCGCATGATGGTAGAGAACCTGCCAGAAGATGACGCATGGCAAATCCTGACCATGCTTGCTAAACGATTCGACCTTGAGGTGCAATAACATGGCTAAGACTTTCACTGTAAAACAGACCGCTGACATCACCGTTACCCTGAGCACTGAGCAGGTAGTGGCGTATGAGAAACACATCCGTGCTGCGGTTGCTACTGGCAAGGCCAGCCCGTTCGCTAAGCACCTGTTTAGCCTGCTGGAGACTCAAGGCGTGGAAGCGGCTATCAAGTCCAGCATCGGCAATCTGGTTCGCAACGCCGTCAAGATGGGCCTGACCGATGCACAGAGCGCGATGAACGCAACGAACATCTGCCAGCTTACCTTTGCGCCGCCACGCTCTACCACGATGGCTAAGATTAAGGTGGGCGAGTACGCCGCCAACAGCGAGGGTGAGCCACGCTCGCCTATCTTATGACGCTGAGCAACCTGATTCTGTTAGTTCCCTTTGCGGTGATGTTCGTCGCCGCTGATTACCTGTTCGATTACCTTGAGGAGAAACGCTCATGATTAACCTGATTACTAAACTGCTGGCCTTCGCTTACCGCCGTGAAGCTGCAAAGTTTGACCGCGTATCGGCTAAGCTGATTCGTGTAGGCAAGGAGCAGGCTGAGGAAGCCACCAAGCTGGCACGCCGTGCTGAGAAGGCGCTGGCTGAGAGCAAGGATTGTTTCCGTGAGGAGACTCATGCTCGTGACCGTGCGGAGTACCTGCGCCGCCGTGGTCAAAGTGTCGTCGAGTTCTTTGGCGGCGAGTGATGTGGTTCATGCCCGGTGCAGTCCGGGCCTTACAAATCCTTAAACAAATACTGGAGAAAGACAACATGATTAAACTCGGCCTGATTCATAACGAAGATGTCAAGACTGTAACCGTGCATTTTGAGCACACTGTACTGGACAAGGTTAAGAACCTGTTCCGCTCTAAGGCTAAGCGCTTCCCGGCAGTCGCTACGTTCAGCGGCTTCGATGCTGTGATGCACACGCCGATGGGCCTGACAGTACGTTGGGGCAACAGCCAATACTTCTACCCAGCCCACGTACTGCGTCGAGTCAAGCTGAGCAAGTAAGTCAAGTCAAGGGCATCTCGTGGTGCCCTTCGCTGGATTAACTGCTGGAGGTATCTATGCACATGATAGCACTGACTAAGGCGGTACTCACTGCTGCGGTTGTGGGTATCATCGCTTACCAATTCTTTAAGTGATGCTATGAAACCATTGGAAGACAGGGAGTGGCTCCCCTGGGCTAAGCTGCTGGGCCACAACGAGGATGACAAAATCATCCACAACGGGTGCGGAACGCGCCCTTCCCTCTACATAAAGAACGAGGCTGATGGATTATGGGCGTACTGCCACCGCTGCCGAAGAAGCGGCAACTACTCGAAGACATATCAGAGAATCAAAGTCAAGGCACCGGAGAAGACTGGATGGTTTCCGAAGACGACGATGCCATTCATCAATGCCGTCGCGGAGAGTCCCGCACAGTTTGCATCAGTGCTTGCGACTATGCGACTCTCGAAGTACGTGTCGCTGCTAACCTACTCGCCGGACACTATGAGGGTTTACCTCCCGGACGTTACGAAGCAGTGGTTAGGGTTGGACGTTACGGGGGCCGCCACCGCACGCTGGTACTCACCAACCCGCAAGGCTGTGGCTGTCTGGCACGGCACAAGCCCGGTGATGTCTGTCCGGGTGTGTCACCGACTGGAAGACTATCTCCAAAGCGTGCGCAATGGCGAGCCAGCATTGATAACCTTCAATCCTGGTGGGCGCAAGTTTGCAATCGCCTGGCTCGTTGAGCACAAAGTACGGTCTGCACTCGCAGATAAAAATATCAACCCGGCATTCATGAAGGAGTTAAAAGCCATATGCTCGACAACATTTTATTAGCGGTACTGTCCGACAGGAATCGCTACAAGGCGCTGATTAGTGCCGTCCCTATGGATGAGGTAGGGACCAGCACAAAGTGGCTCCTGAACGCATTCAAGAGCTATTTCGATAAGCACCCGAAGAAACAGACGGTTGACTACGATGTGCTCGCCACGATGGTACGCCTCAAGCTGGAGGGTGATGCGGCTACGCCAGCGCTTCAACTGATTGAGGATGCGCGAGGCACTAAGGCCACGAAGGAGCAGCAGGACACGGTGGTTGCCACGCTGTACGAGATGGCACTGGCAGGCACGGCAGCAAAGCTGGTCAACGAGTACCACGATGGTGCTGAGATTGACCTGAGTTACGAGCTGTATCGCAAGTCGATGGAGACACGTAAGCTGCTGGGTTCCGCTGCGGAATCGCTGTTTAAAGAACCGGACATCCACGAGATACTGGAGGAGCAGAAGCGTGATGAAGGACTCAAGTTTCGCCAACTATCTTTGCAGAATCATATCAAAGGACTCATGCCGCCGCTTAGTTTGGCGATGTGCGCCGGGGTTGACAGTGGTAAAACGTCCTTCCTTGCCGACGCGCTTACCTTCATGGCCCCTCAATGTGAAAAGCTGTTCCCAGGCAGGCCAATCATCTGGCTGAGCAACGAGGGTGTTGTGCGTGAAATCTGGCCTCGTGTTTATAGCGCGGCGCTGGGTATGAGCGGCGACAAGCTGGTTGAGTTCTCGCGGGATGAGTTGTTCGCTGAGTATGCCAAGAGCATCGGCGGCGACCGCAAGAAGATTCGCCTGCTGGATGTACACGGCTGGGGACTGGCGCAGGTGGCTTCACTGATTGAGGAGCTTAACCCAATCATCGTGGTCTTCGACATGCTGGCTAACTTTAAGTTGCCGGGTGTAGAGAAGAAGCACGAGAAGCTGGAGGCGCTGTTCCAGGAGGTGCGCGAGATGTCGGCACTGCATGACTTCATAGCCATCAGTACGGTACAGCTTAGCGCCGAAGGTTACGACCAGCTTTACCCGCCCGGTACAGCATTGAAGGACACGAAGATTGGTGTCCAGGGTGCGCTTGACATCCAGATTATGATGGGCCGACTGAACGACCCGGCATACGAACTGACGCGAGGCTTTAGCCTTCCGAAGAACAAGCGTAAGGTTATTGGCAAGTCCAGTAACATGCAGGCTGAGGTAATCTTCCAGCCGGATATCGCACGATTCATTGACAACTAAGAGGTGATTATGAGTAAGGAATGGACTGAGAACAAAGGCCGTCAACGTAGCCCGGTAGCCAAAGGTACGCTGATTGACGTCAAGGTTGCCATCGCTCGCCATAAGGGTGAGCTTATCTACGCTGAGCGCTACGGCGACGAGGCGGGTAAAGATGTGGCCGACTGGAACGTGACCGGGAACATCGGTGACGTGGTGGCCTGGCGACTCCACGAGCCTGCACTTGCAGATGGTTAAGCGCCTATGCTATCGAATGGCCCGGAGCTTGTCTACGAGGTGGCGCGAGCTATGCGCCACGCTCATCCTAATACAATTGATGTGGCACGGATATGTGATGCTATCCCGTGTGGCACAATGGATTGCGACCAGTGCCCTTTTCAATCACATCAATCACTAAACCAATTCCTACGGGAGAGACACGATGAGTAAACTGAATGTTATGAAGGGCGTTAAATACACACTCAAGCGCCTGCGTCAGTGGCTGAAAGAGGATGGCAAGGTCATCCTACAGACTAAGCGCGATGAAATCCGCTGCATGGTTAAGGTGTCGCCCAGCACAGGTATTGTTACCTACACCAGCGCCCAGGGTAAGCCGCTGCATAACCTGTCCTGCTTCGATAAGATGTGGAACCACATCGCACTGGTAACGGACCTGACTGAGTTCGACACGGGTATCTGTGTAAACGACTCATTCGAGTTGACTAAACGCACTGTCCGTGCTAGCAAGAAGCAGTACGACCTGTCCGGTGGTGAGATTCACACCATTCAGGATAAGAAGACGGGCTTCTACTTTAGCGGTACGCTGACTGGCGTGTTCTACCTGTACGACCTGCCGACATACCGGGCCGAGTACAGCAATCGCCGTAAGCTGATGGCTGAACTGATGCACCGTAACGGCTCGCTGGCTGTGCCGGAGACTTACGTCGCCACCACCGAAGAAGAAGTTGACAGCCACTACGCTGCTATGGTAGCGGCAGGCTTCGAAGGCAGCATGGTCAAGCGCTGGGACTTCGAATATGTTTATGGGCGTACTATCGCCTGGATGAAACTGAAACCAGAGGAAGAAAGAGATGGTGAAATCACCGGGTTCACTCAAGGTAAAGGCGAGTTCGAAGGGCTTATTGGGAGCGTCGAAATCCGCTTCGCTGATGGTTCCACTACTTCCTGTTCAGGATTCTCCCTGGCTCTGCGAAGAGACTTTACTGAGAGTCCTGAAAGATACATTGGTCGCATTGTCGAAGTGCGGTTCATGGAACGGGACAGTCAAGGTGGCTATCGACATCCCCGCTTCTATCGCTTCCACCCTGATAAAACCACACTCGAAGGAAGCGAGTAATGAGTAACCACGGGCGGGACATCCCGCCTGATGCAAAGTTTCCTGACGGCTGGCACAGGGCTGGCCTGGACCCACGCTGGAGAACACCAATTGAGAATCCACATTACAGACTACGAGACGCAGAACCACGAACACCTGGGGAACATAGCGTCAGCACTGCACCCACTGAACTACATCGTGGAGGAAGCAGGTGAAGACATTATCATCGGCGGGGATGAAGTAGAATACTTCCCGCGCTGGCACCAACGATATGAGAGCCGCGAGGAATGGCTGGCCCAAAACAAAGGGATTCGCATTCACCCGGACACGAAGATTATCGTAGCGCATAACGCCGCGTATGAAGCAAGCTGGTGGCTGACGTACTTCAAAGAGGAGTTCGTTGAGTTCCTGCGGCGCGGTGGTCGGCTGTACTGTACGGCTTATGCGCACTACCTACTGAGCAACCAGCAGGACACGTACCCGCCGCTGGATGAGATTGCTCCGCTGTACGGCGGTAGCCATAAGGTAGACGGCATCAAGGCACTGTGGGAAGCGGGTGTACTGACTGCGGACATCGACCCGGAGTTACTGCACCGCTACCTGGTCGGGCCGGAGGGCGACATCGCCAACACCACGAAGGTGTTCCTGGGTACATGGGAGCAGTTGCGTCAGCGTAACATGCTCAAGATGGCATTGGTCCGCATGGATGCGATGCTCTACAACATCTTCTGTATGCACCACGGCTTGAAGGTTGACCGTGAGTTAGCATTCAAGTTGAAGAAGGAGAACGAGGATGACCTTGCAGCCAGTCAGAAGGAGCTTAACACCCTCCTGCCGGAAGGGATGCCCGATGAAGCTCGTGAGCAATTCAATTGGGGTTCCGATTACGCGCTGTCCGCTCTGCTCTTTGGTGGACCGTTTGCGTACAAGGGGCGTGTTCCTCGCACCAAAGACGGCGAGCTAATCTATGAGAAGGAAGAAGGTCCTTTCTTCAAGAGCATTAAGGCGGCGCTCCCGTTCAGTGAGTGTGAACTGGATGAGGAAGCAGGTGGCTTGTGGTACTCACCCAAGCTGAAAGAACACCAAGCCCGGTACACAGCCGGGAAGAACAAGGGGCAACCGAAGTTTGACAAGTATGAAACAGACGTTCCGCAAACTAAGATTGACGACCTCACTTATGACATGCCGGGTTTACTCACGGATGATAACCGTGCGCGTCTCGCTCAAGCGATGGAGAACGAGTGGACTGGTAAACGCAAGCTGCGCGATGGCTCTCCTGTTTACAGTACAAGCGGTGATGTTCTTGATGTGCTTGCTGCTCATGATGTTCCTGGGTCCAAGCTGCTCCAACACGTAGCGAAGGTTGACAAAGACCTGGGCGCATTCTACATGAAGCAGACGTTCAACAAGGACGGCAGCGTCAAGAAGACGACAGGCATGTTGCAGTACCTGAGCGATGACGACTTCATCAATCACATCCTGAACAACACGTCAACTGTTACGACTCGCCTGAGTTCGAACAAGCCGAACATGCAGCAGATTCCTCGTGGTGATACCAGCCGTGTGAAGGAGATGTTTATCTCCCGCTTCGGTGAGGATGGTGCTGTGTTGCAGGAGGACTACAGCGCACTGGAAACGGTGGGCTTGCAGGTGCTGACTGGTGACAAGAACTTGAAGGATGCGCTGGTGCGCGGCCTGGACATGCACTCAATCCGATTAGCCTCAATGGAGGGCCTGGATTATGAGTACGTGGTAGCCAGGACGAAGGACCACAGCCACCCAGACCACGCTGAGTGGGACGTTAAGCGAACGCACATCAAGCCAGTTGCATTCCAGTATCAGTATGGGGCTACCTCATATGGTATGGCAATGTCAACAGGTAAGACGCAGGAGTTCTGCGAGCAGTTCATTGAAGCTGAGAAGGCAGCATTCCCGGAGGTTGAGGAGTGGTTTGAGAACTGCGTGTTCCGTGAGGTTGAAGAAACCAGCATGAAGAACAAGCCCATCCGTATTGAGTTCGGTGAGAACCAGTACAAGATGGTGCGGTGGGGAACGTTCACGACTCCATCCGGTACGACCTACCAGTTCCGTCAGGTGACGAAGCAGAAGTGGGACAGGAACCTGCGCAAGCATGTAGATGTGTCTGAGTTCCGTATCCCACAGATGCGTAACTACCCGGTACAGGGTGAGTCGGGCTTCTTCGTACAGCTTAGCTGTGCAATGCTGATTCGTCACTTCCTGAAAGAGAACTTCTACAACGGCCTGGCCCTGCCAATCAACACGGTACACGATGCGAACTACTTCGACGTGCATAAGAGTGTACTGACTGAGGTAGCGCTGGCGGTTGAGTGCATCATGGAATCCATCCCGGAAGTCATGAACGCTTACTGGCCTGCGTATAACTGCGAGGTTCCGTTCCCGGTAGCAGGTGGTGCCGGGCCTAGCATGGCAGTAGAAGAAGACGTTACAGGCTGCTCCAAAGAGGAATGGCGTGAGCGTAAGATTGCATGGAAGACAGCCTTCCTTGCAGAGAAGGGCATCGAACGTAAGTTCTGATTGTCTACCCTATTTAGTGATAACCAATTAATTCTATCCAAGAGGAACTATCCATATGACTACTATTCAAGACCGTATCAAAGCCCGTGCTGCCGCTGCCGTTGAACGTCAGGGCGACCAGAATGAAATCGAAGAACGCAAGGGTGGTGACTTTACACCTCCTCATGCTGGTAAGGCTAAGGCTCGTCTTGTTGGTTACATCGAGACTGGACCGCAGAAGGACAAGCGTTACCCGGACAAGAAACCTGGTAACAAGTTCCAACTGGTGTTCCAGCTTTATGGTAAGAACGCAGATGGTCAGGAGTGGGTGCGCAATGACGGCAACCCTATGACTATCAGCACCCGCAAGTTCAGCGTGTCTCGTAACGAGAAGGCACACGCCGTCCGCATCTTCCGTCAGATGGCACCGAAGCGTGACGCACAGCACTTCATCGAACTGCTGGGCCGTGCGTTTTGGGTTGTGATTGAGCATAACGTACAGCCTGCGAAGGAGCAGGGTAAGCCTGACGTGGTGTTCGCTAACATCGTGGAAGCGGAACTGAAACCAGCGGTGCGCGAAGTCCTGGATGACGACGACAACGTAATCGGCTACAAAGAACTGGCTGTACCAGAGCCGAAGGATTCTGACTTCGTTATCCTGGAATGGGATGCACCGAACAAGGAAGACTTCGAGAAGCTGACTGAGCGCCAGAAGAAGGACATCCGTTCAGCAGCAGGCTTCAAGGGCGGTGCCTGGGAAGCTCTGGTAGGCGGTGGCAACCCTGCCGCTACCGATGCGCCGGACGACGAGGATGACCAGCCGGACGATGCGGAGGAGCATGAGGAAGAACACAAGCCGCAGCAGTCCGCTAAGGTTAACGAATCGGACCTGCCTGACCTGTGATTCCAGCACGCTACCGGGAGAGGATGGCTAATGCCTCTCCTATGTTTAGCTCCAGTGATAAGTTCAGGGTGTTGGCGTGCGATGCGGACAGTATCATCTACCGTGTCGCCGCCACCACGAACAACCTGGAGACAGCCAAGCGGCGTTTCGTTCAGAACGCTATGACTTATCAGTTACTGGCTGGCGCTGACCTGGTGCGATTGCACCTGACGCCTAAGCACTGCCGGAAAGCGGGGCGCTTCAATGTGATAGCGCAGAAGGAATACCAGGCAACCGTAAGAACGCCAAAGGTAAGCCTGCACTCGTAGAGCCTTTACGGTACGCCGTAGGGCGCAAGAAGCTCGACATGCCTCCAGACATGGAGATAGTGTTCAATGAAGTCTATGAGGCTGATGACTCAGTTATCATGGACGGGGTTAAGTGGGGTGATGAATGTGTCATCTACTCCGAAGATAAGGATTTACTATGCACCAGAAACCAGATGCTTTGCCCGGAGACGAGTTTGATAATTCCGGGAGTGCCGTTGAGTTCCGTGGGTACTCTGAGTCTCAAAGAGTTATCAAGTTCGAAGAAAGTGGTTGGTCGCGGCCCTTTGTTCTTTTGGGCGCAGATGCTGATGGGCGACACAGCGGACAACATCAAGGGGATTACGAAGCTGCAAGGGAAGCTCTGTGGCCCGGCGAAGACGTTCGAGGTGATGGAACGTTTTATTGATACCGCTGACGAGGCAGCAGTAGCCAGGTATGTGCTCGGTGAGTACATGGAGACAGGTCAGAATCCCTGGCCCGAAGGCTGGCTGCTCTGGCTGTATCCGAAAGAGAAGTACAACTTCTTCCATCATGTCAAAGACTTAGGCTTGATGGATGACAGTGACCTGGGCCAGTGGCTCAAGGCACAACTCGCAACTAAATGGTTTAACAAAGAGGAAGACTAACATGACTATTATCGCAATCTCCGGTGACGTATACGCAACTTCTACCACTACCCTGGGCGAGCACATCGCATCCGGCGAACTGAAACAGGTCGGTGTGATTCGTACTGAGTACGCAGTCAAGCAGGGTGACACTGAGTTCATCCGTGGTCGCAGCACTGAGGCTGTGGTGCAGGATGACCTGGGCGACTTCTTCGCCGTAGAGCAGCACCGTGGCCTGGCTATCGTAGCCCGTGTGGTTGACGAGGATATGCGTCAGGCATTTGCCGAGTTCCTCAAGCGTGACGACATCGAAGAAGGTGAAGTGTTCGTGTACGACCAGCGCATCAACGAAGGTCAAGAGATGATTGAAGGTGCGCACGGCCTGGACATGAGCCACATCCCTGTGGAGGACGGCACTGATGGCATCGCGTAAGCTCACCAGGAGCCAGATGAATGCGCTCAAGCTCAAGTGGATGCGAGCACCGGGGGCTAAATGCCCCTTGTGCCACAAGCCGTTTGCCAGCATGGAGAGCAAGAACGTGGTTGTGGACCATGACCACCAGGAAGGTAACATACGTGGCCTGCTGTGTCGTGGTTGCAACGGTGCCGAAGGTAAGGTGGCAAACGCCGCTGGGCGCTGGGCTGGCCTCGGTATGGACTACGCTAAGATTGTTCCCTGGCTGGAGCAGTTGGTTGCCTACCTACGCACTAAGCCTACTGAGTACATCTATCCGACTCACCTGACTGAGGAGGAGAAGAAGAAGGCCGCTGGTGATAAGCGCCGACTGGCAGCGCAGAAGAAGGCGCGTGAGCGTCAAGCTAAAATCAAACAAGCACGAGGAAATAAATAATGGCTAAGATTAATCTCATCTCCCTGTGGACCAAAGACCAGCACATCGAAATCCTGGAGAAACACAAAGGCAATGTGCAGGCCGCTGCCGCTTATAACGAGGCGATTGGCGACGAGGTGGTGAGCCGCCAACTGGTACGCTACTGGCGTAAAATCTTCGTAGAGAACGAAGGCAAGAAGGCGAAGACTAATGCAGGGCTGAAAGAGGCGCGTAAGCTGATTCAGCCAAGCCCTACGGACGACATCGGCGCGACTATGGTGCCGGACATGTGCCACCGCATTATGGTTGTCGGTGACTTGCACGCTCCGTATACACACCCGGACGCACTGGAGTTCCTGCGTAAGGTGCGTGACGAGTACGGCCCGGATATGGTTGTCCAGGTCGGTGATGAAACGGATGGTCATGCGATTAGCTTCCATGACTCTGACCCTAACCTGGATAGCGCAGGCGTTGAGCTTGAGAAGGCTAAGGCTGTGCTGGAGAAGCTGCATGACCTATTCCCGAATCTACTCGTGTGCGATTCGAATCACGGCAGCCTGGTGTATCGCCGCGCTAAAGCTCACGGCTTACCAGTGCAGTTCATCAAGAAGTATCGTGATATTCTGTTCCCGGAACACGGCGCTCCTGAGTGGTCATGGGCTGACGCATGGGTGCTTAATACCCCGCTCGGTCCGGTACGATTCCAACATCAGGTCAGTGGTGACTTCATGCTCAATGCGAGTCACGAACGCACCAGCCTTGTCCTGGGCCATGAGCATGGTCGTTTCGAAGTACAGTACGCTGCGTCGAGCACTGCCCTTTACTTTGGCGCGTATGCAGGCTGTCTGATTGACCGCAAGAGCATGGCGTTTGCCTATGGCAAGCTGACCCGCAAGAAGCCTATCCTGGGCTGCATGGTTATCACTGAGGGTTCGCCGCAGTTGATTCCTATGCTGATGGATGAGGACGGACGCTGGGTAGGCCGTGCGAAGTAATCGCAAGTGGCGTAAGATATGGTGGCCCTCCGGGGCCGCTAAGCGCTGCCACCGCTGTATCTCACCTGACCTTGAGGATGTAACCCGCGCTTCCATAGACGTTGGCGTAGGTCCTGGCATCCCTGCTGAGGTGGAGACTATCTGTAAAAAGTGCGGAGCCAGTTGCGCGTATTGGGCGTATGGCTCCTTTGACCCAAGTTACATAGACGGATACAAAGAACGTGAAGCCGAGTGAGTGGTGTGAGAAGATGTTCGAGAAGACTGGCAACAGCGACTATCTCGAAATGTATAACCTGTGGAAGTCAAGGGGATTATAATGTCGAAAGTGATTATTCTGAACGGGCCTCCGGGCGTAGGCAAAGACACGCTGGCTAACATGCTGGTCGATATGTACCGGACCTGGGGCGAGAAGGCGGTGCGGCTGGAGTTCAAAGATAGCCTGATACGCATCGCCAAAGCCATCACAGGCGTGACTGATAGCGAGTGGGACCGACTGTACCGCCGTGACCAGAAAGAGCGTAAGCAGACCGTCTACGGCAACCTGAGCGCCCGTGAGTTGCTGATTAAGATTAGCGAGGAGTGGGTTAAGCCGCAGTTCGGTTATGACCACTTTGGTCAGCTTGCACTTGCAGACATTAATCGGCACGGTGAGGCCACGGCCTTCTTTAGTGACGGCGGCTTCCTGGATGAGCTAATCCCGGCAGCACAGCATCACGAGGTGATTGTGGTGCGACTGTTCCGCGAAGGGTATGATTACGGCAACGACAGCCGGACGTACATCGACCCGATACAGGCCGGACATCATGGCATCAAAGTGTACGACTACCACCTGACAGCAGGTGAGCCTGGTGCTACGGTCCACGCTATCCGTATGGATGTGGACGACAAGTACCGCAAACGAATGAACATGTTACGATAAACTGGAGCACTGATGATTACGCTGGAACAACAACTGGAATGGGAAACTAAGCACCGCGATTTGGGACGTGATAAGGTCATGGAGTCGCTGCGTAAGGCAGAGGAACATGGTCGCGTTACAGATACGCCGTTAGGTACAGGGGTGCTGCGCAAGTACATCTTGTGGCTGTCCCAGCGTATCAGTCAGGACATCACTACGGACCTGGGTAAGCCAGGCCGTAGCAAGGCTCACAGTCCTTTGCTGAAAGACCTTGACCCGGATGCAGTGGCGCTCATCACTATCAGCATGGTAGTGAATACGCTGAGCCAGGATAACCGAGGTCTGTCAGCAGTGGCGATGACTATCGGCAAAACGATTTATGGTGAGTTGGCGCTGAACTACTTCCGAGACATGAACGAGGAGTTGTACGAGACTCTGGTGCATGACTTGCAGAAGAAGATGTCTAAGGACCTGCGCCACCGCCTGACTGTTATGCGTATGCAGGCCGAGAAGAACGGCATTGAGATTCCAGACTGGACACCAGCACAGAAGTTGCAGGTGGGCCTGTATCTGTTAAGTCTTATCGACGGTGAGGACGGGCTGATTGAGCAGTACACGGACTTCACGAACGGCAAGACGACTTACAAATTGCAGTTCCGTCCGGCTATCACTACTCTGATGAATAGCGCAGAAGCGCGTGTGCTGGCCCATGCGGGGTTTGCGACTCCTTGCCTTATACCGCCACAGGATTGGGACCTGAATGGCAACGGTGGCTTCCACGGCGATTTAAAGGTGCGTGCTCCTCGCTTCTTCAAAGGCGACAGTCAGCAGATGGAAATCATGCTGGAGCGCGGGTGCGACCTGACGGTGGTTCACGGTATGCTGAATGCGCACCAGCACGTAGCCTGGAAGGTTAACCCGTACATCCTGCGACTGGTCCAGGAGATGCGCCAGTTCGGTTACGAGACGAAGGACGTGCAGTTCACCAGCGCACATCCTGAGCCGAAGCGTCCACTGTTCATGGACCTGGCAGACACCATCGGACTGACTCCGGGCCAGGAGATTGAGTTCAAGCAGTGGAAGAACCAGAAGCGCGACTGGCACACTAAGATTCGTCAGGTGTCAAGAGCAGAAGCGAAGCTGGCCCGTGTTATCTACAGCGCGAAGGACATGCTGGCTTATCCTGAGTTCTACTTCGTGTACCAGACAGATGACCGTGGGCGTATGTACCCGGTATCCGGTCCGCTTAACCCGCAGGGTAGCGACATGCAGAAGGCGATGATTCATGCGGCACACGGTACGCCGATTGATTCAGAGCAGGCTGAGTTCTGGTTTAAGTTGAACATTGCGTCAAAGTATGGTATCGACAAGCTGAACATGGCTGACTGTGTTCAGTGGACGGTTGACAACCACGACAACATCATCCGGGCAGCGGCTGAGCCTATGAACCGGGACGCATTCCAGTGGTGGTCATCAGCGGATAAGCCGTTGCAGTTCATCGCACTGTGCGACGAGTATGCACGTTGGGTGCGCAACCCGGCGACATTCGTGGCACGTATCGCTGTGGCAATGGATGGCACCTGTAATGGCCTCCAGAACTACTCAGCGCTACTGAGGGACGAGGTGGGTGGTAAGGCGACCAACCTTATTGGTAAGGAAGGGGACAAGCCTAACGACATCTACGGCGACGTAGCGCGTGCTGCTGAGGTGCGTCTGCGGCTGGCAGAGAACTGTCCGGCTAAGGCGGCGTGGTTGCGTGAAGGATTCAACCGCAGCTTGACAAAGACCTCAGTAATGACGCAGGTATATGGCTCAACCTTTGGCACCTGCCGCAAGTCCATCGTAGCATATTGTGTTGAGAAAGCTCTGTTTGACGACAAAGAACGCTGGGAGTTCGCGGACTTCGCCAGTCATCTGGTGTGGGAAGGAATTGGCGATGTGGTTGTCAAGGCTAAAGAAGTAATGGACTGGCTGCGTAAAGTGGCTGGTGTGGTAATGAAACTTGACGACGGGTACATTACGTGGATTGCTCCGAGTGGTTTCCGAGTAGTTCAGGTGTATCGTAAGTCAGAAGTCAAGCGTGTTCAGGCACAAGTGGGTACAAAAATCACCTTGCGTTTGCGTGAAGAAACTGATAGCCCGGATAAGATTCGCCACCGTAATGCCCTGCCGCCGAACTTCATTCACTCTGTGGATGCGAGTCACATGGCATTCGTATCGGTGGAGATGTACCGCCGCTATCCAGGTCTGTTCATGCACATGATTCACGACGACTTCGGTGCTCTGCCTGGTAATGCACAAGCGCTTTATGAAGTGATTCGTGAGCAGTTTGTCAAGATGCACAAGGCATTCGGACTTGAATGTTTCACAAACGAGTACGAGAAATTGCCGAAGGTTCCTGCCCGTGGCAAGCTGAATATTGAGGATGTACTGACCTCACCTAATTTCTTCCGTTGATAGTCTACCCTATTTAGGGGTGAGCGAACGGCTTAGTGAGCTATGGTATTATAATGTGTTCTCTAATGTGTTATTAATATTATGGCTCTCTGATTATCGACCCTATTAAACAAGAAGGAGATTACATGTCCGACAAGACTGTGACAGAGAAAGAGGTTCACCGACTGACCTGGGCTGCGTATCAGCAGCTTGAGAAGCAGATGCCTAAGCCTATTGCGGGCAACGAGCAGCAGACCGCATTTAACCTGGGTGTGCAGCACGTACTCGCACACCTGCGTAACGGGTTCGTCGTATGAACATCTTAGGTCCCTACTTTAAAACCGAAGGGAGCCGCCCAGCAATGGGCCTGGCTTGTGTCTCTGCACTTGCAGAAGATACATTCGACCCACTGGTCCAACTGAATATCAGGGACCGGGCCAAGTACGTGAGAGACGCTGTGAGCCTTGTGCTGAACGCCAACCGGGTAGAGTATTACCTGGTGGACAACAAGCACAATGTAATCGGCGCTGTCATTTACGAGTCCGGCATTGACATTCACTACGGTCTGGTGGCGACTCCCATATCGGTGATGCTGCTCAAGAACGCCCAACATGACCGAGGCAACCTGAAAGCAGTATCGCAGATGATTAACGAGGCAGCAGCGGCGCTAAACTGCCAATACTACTACACGGTGAAGCACACCGCGCCGGGTGTACAGGTTCACCGACTCAGAGAGGTACGCAACAATGGGTAAGAAGATTCGCAAATGGACTAAGAAGATTACGAAGCCTATCTCGAAGGGCATCGGCGCTATCACTGGCTCCAATGCAGCGAAGAAGGCGGCTGAGGAGCAAGCCAAGCAGCTTGAGCAACAGAACGTAATTGAGAACACGAACAACGAACGTCAGATGGAGATGATTAAGCAGCAGACAATGGCTCAACAGTCAATGGCTGAAACGCAACTCCAGCGTGACAAGGTATCTCGTGACGCAGAAGACGCTCGCCGTCGAGCAGAGGAAGCTAACTCTGACGAGGTGGATGTTGATGTGGGTGGCGGTGGCAGCACTAACGGCGAGTCTCGCACCAACCTGCGTAAGAAGTTCCAGTCTCGTGGTCAGAGCGCTTCTGGCGCTGGCGGCATGGGTGGCTCCGGTATCTCAATCTAAGGAGGTCGAATGTCTTACGAATCAGCACGCGGCAGATTTGCCAGCCTGGACGCCAAGCGGTCGGGCCTGGTAACACGCTGTGAGCGGTTCTCGGAGTTGACAATCCGCAGTGTCCTGCCAAGAACAGGTTATGACGAAGGGCAGGATGCTGCCCCTCATGACGTGCAATCGGTGGGCGCTGCGGCGGTCAACAACCTGGTGAACAAAATGATGCTCGCCATGTTTGCTCCGTCCCGCCCATTCATGCGTTATGAACTTCCTCGTGACCAGCGCGAAGCAATGCTGAGTGCGCTGCAAATCAGCGAGGAGCAACTTAAAGAGATGCTCTCCACCCTTGAGATGGACAGTATCAAAGAACTCGACGGCATCGCGGCACGTCCTAAGCTGTACGACCTGATGACTCACCTGGTGGTCACAGGCAACGGACTGCGCTACATGGACGGAGACGAGATGCGTGTCTTGAGTCTGCGGAACTACGTGGGCCGACGCAATGCTAAAGGCCAGAGCGTCGAGATTATCCTGCGTGAGAAGGTCACTCGTGAAGACCTGCCAGAGGATGTGCAGCCCTTCTGCACGAAGACTGGTGAGGACGAGTACCACTACCGCTGGTTCAAGAAGAAGGGCAACCGCTGGCACGAGACTCAGTACATCGGTGACAACGAAATCACCCTGGACAAGTATCGCGGCAAGTACAAGGAACAGGACGTACCTGTCCACCACCACGTATGGCGACTGCCAGACGGTGCTAACTACGGCATCGGTCATGTGGAGGATTACAGCGGCGACTTCGAAGGTCTGTCAAGCCTGTCTGAGGCAGAACTGAATGGTGCTATCCTGGCATCTGAGTTCCGCTGGCTTGCTAACCCTGGCGGTATGACACGAGTCGAAGACGTGGAAACCTCACGGAACGGCGACGTTATCCCTGGCCAGGAAGGTGACTTAGTGCTGGTGTCGGCGGGTGCAGTGGCGAACAGTATCGCGGTAGTATCGGCTTCGGCTGATAAGTGGACGCGACGGCTGGCCTCTGGATTCCTGATGACTGGCGGCGTACAGCGTGACGCTGAGCGTGTAACGGCTGAGGAGATTCGACTCCTGGCTGGTGAGCTTGAGACTGCCCTGGGTGGTGTCTACTCACGGCTGGCGGTAGACTTGCAGTTGCCCCTGGCATACTGGCTCATGGACCGTGTAGGTGCGAAGGAGTTCAAGGACTCTGACTTCAAGCCTGTCATCATCACCGGGCTGGATGCGCTGTCCCGTAATGGCGACCTGGAGAATGTCCGGCTGTTCGTACAGGATGTGATTCAAATCACCACCCTGCCACCGGAAGTATCACAACGGCTGCGACTGGATAACATCTTCGCAGCACTGGCATCAGGCCGAGGTCTGAAAGCTAACCAATTCGTTCGCTCTGAGGAAGAAGCCCAGCAAGGCCAAGCCGAGCAGGAAGAAATCCAGCAGTCCCGCGAACTTGAACAAATCGAAGCTAAGAGAGGTGAATAATGCTGTTTATGAATATCGGTCGTAAGTTTGGTGCAGTGTACATGAACGTTGAAACTGGCGGTGAAGGTGCTCCTGGTGGCGGCGCGGCTCCGGCAGAAGCAGCCCCGGCTGCGGAAGCGGCTCCTGGTGTACCTGCGGCTGAGCCTGCGAAAGAGGCGGCAGCAGCGGTCCCTGAAACTCACGCAATGGACGAGTACATCAGTCAATACGAGATTGATAACCCGGCACTGAGCGTGGCCCTGGGCTTCCTGAAAGACAACGGCATCAGCCCAACTGACCCAGCATTCCAACTGGCAGAGAACGAAGGCGACTTCACCCTGCTGAAAGCTCTGCTGGCTAAGAACGGTGCCGCAGGTGCTGATGCAATGATTGGCATCCTGGAAGGCGCAGTCAATGACTTCTTCGCACAGGTTGAGGCGCACGATAAGGCAACTGCTGAAATCGTCGGCTCCATCATGGGTGATAAGCAAGAGGCTGTACTGGCCTGGGCCAAAGAGAATGCCGACGAAAGCGAGAAGGCGGCTATCAACGAGATGTTCGAAGCTGGCGGTGTCTATGCTCGTGCAGCCTCAATGATGCTGATGCAAGCCTACGGTGGCGCAGACGTAACCCAGCCTGCCGCTAACCCGGTAAGCCTGTCAACTCCTGCACATGCAGGTGCTCCGCTGAGCGCCCGTGAGTATGCAGAGGCGGTTGATGCGCTGTATCGCAAGCATGGTAACACTGACCCGCGAGGCACGCCGGAGTATGCAGAACTGACTGCACGCCGTAATGCTGCTCGTCGCCAGGGCTACTAATCTGATTGTCTACCCTATTAAAGAGGAGAGTTCCGGCTCTCCCTTCCCTTAACTGTTAAAGGAGTAATGCTTATGTCTATTTTCGCTGCTGCGGCTGCAACCCCGGTGTCCTACGACATCACCCGTCCTAACCAGCGTCACGGTGAGGGCGACCCGCTGAAAGACGTGACCGAACAGTTCACCGGAACTGTGGAAGGCACCATCAAGCGTCGTTCCATCATGGCTGGCTTCGTACCAGTTCGCTCTGTGCGTGGCACTGCGGTAATCTCTAACCGTGGTATCTCTAAAGCGAAGCTCCAGAAGATTGTACCGGGTACTACCCCGATGCCGTCCACCGAGCCTAACACCAGCAAAATCTTCCTCAAGATTGACACGGTGATTATCGCCCGTAACGCCGAGCCTATGCTGGACGAGTTCCAGACTGACTTTGACTACCAGAAAGAGGTAGCGCGTGAGCAGGGCCAGGAAATCTCCAACATGTACGACGAGACGTTCTTCATCCAGGCTGCTAAGGCTGCTAAGATGACTGACTCTCCGTATGGTACTGCTGCGCAGATGCCAGGCCACAAAGGTGGTAACGTGGTCACTCTGAAATCCGCCCTGGATTACAAGGACCCGGCTAAGATGTACAGCGCCATCGCTGACCTGGTTGAGAAGTTCCTGACCAATGACGTCCGTCCTAACGAGGAAGACTTCATTCTGGTACTGTCTCCAGCGTCCTTCATGGCACTGATGCAGGCCGAGTACATCACCAATGGTGAGTACGTCACCTCTGCTGGTGAAACCCTGAATACCAAATACATGTTCCATGCGTTCGGTGTTCCGGTAATCACTTCCAACAACGCTGTCTTCGGTAAGAAGATTACTGACCACCTGCTGTCTAACGATAGCAACGGCAAGGCTTACGATGGTGACTTCACCACCGTTATCGCGCAGATGTTCTCTCCGCGTGCTCTGCTGGCTGGTTCTACCATCCCGGTCCAGTCCAAGATCTTCTTCGACGACCTGAGCAAGCTGTGGTTCATCGACTCCTGGCTCGCGTTCGGTGTAACTCCGAACCGTACCGAGTACGCTGGCCTCATCGAAGCTCCGGCTGGTGAGTAATTAAAATGGGTCCCTTCGGGGACCCTTTCTTTCGTTAGGAGATTAAAATGCGTACAGTATTGGAAGTCGTTAATGCCTGTTTATCCTCTATTGGCGAGGCACCTTTGTTAGAGTTAACTGACGACCACCCATTAGCGGCGACGGCACAGGAGACTCTTAAACGAGTTATGGTGCAAGAGATGTCTCGCCAATGGTGGTTCAACACTGACTACCTGACCTTAAAGGTCGCCAATGACAAGTTCATTTATGTTCCGCAGGATGCTGTGGCGGTAATCCCGCTTCAACGTGCTGACCTGACCCTCCGAGGTCGCCGCATGTATAACCGCATGGAAGGCACCTTTGAGATGAAGGAGAACGTGATTGCCTGGGTTGTTCGTCTTCTCCCGTTTGAAGACCTTCCACCTCCGGCTCAGTCCTTCGTGGAACACAGTACAGTGATGCTGTTCCAGCTTGAGTATGACGCTGACCCGATTAAGACTCAGCAGCTACAGATGCACGTCCAGCGTGCCGAACTGGTGCTCAATGCAGAACACATCCGACAGATTAAAGCTAACCCGCTACTCTCTCCTGAGATTGCGCAGAAGCGCCTCCGCATTGGCGGTGGTTCCCTCTTACTCAACCACATTCCAGTGAGGTAATATGGCAGGTGTAAACGGACGATATGACTCCGTTATCCTGGGGGTGTCTCAACAGACGCCCCATGACCGCCGTAGTGGTCAGATGGAAGGACAGGATAACTTTTTAAGTGACCCGGTACGTGGCCTGGCCCGTCGCTGGGGTACAAAGGAAACAGCAAGACAGAACGTAGCATCAGCATCCCTATCGGATAGCGTGCTCACTGCACTTGCAGGTAAATTCATGACGAAGCCATTCTACTGTGATGGTCGGGAATATGAGCTTATCTATGCAAAACAACCCACACCAGAGACAGGTGCGTTATTCTGCTATGACAGGCTGAACAAGAAGTTCCTGAATGTCCAGTACGGTGGCGGTGCTGGTAGCCTGGCGAGTCAGATTAAGACTCAGGGTATCTCCAGCATGGTTAACATTGGTCGATTCATGCTTATCGGCGTGAACAACCACAAGCCAACCTACCAGACTGTGCAGGTTATGCCTACAGTGAACCAGGCCCGACCGGGTGTTATCTGGATTCGCCAGGGCAGCTATTCCCGTACCTTCTCTGTGGATATACGCCGACCTGACGGCTCAGTCGCCACGGTTAGTCACAAGACTATGAGCGCATCCTATGAGGGCATCCTGGATACCTCCAGTTGTGTGTGGAACAAGGATGACCCAGGTGCGTACAACAAGTGTGTAGCGGACATCACGAACGCCTACAACACGGCAGTGACGAAGCACATCGCAGCGTCTACTGAGGACATTCAGCCTGACGTTATCGCTCAGAAGTTCGCGGACAAGATTCGTACACAGCTTAACCTGGGTAACAACATCGCAGTGCGCGGGGCATACATCTTCTTCTCTACTGGAGCGAACATCACGAACGTGACCAGTACGGACGGCGGTGATGCCACCTACATGCGAACCATCGTTGATACTGTGGACGACATCGACAAGCTCTCCCCGTGGCACTACAACGGAATGGTGATGCGCATCTCTCCTAAGAAGCAGTCTGACAAGGATGCTTTCTACGTGAGAGCGACCACTAAGAACGGCGACAACTTCGGTGAGGTGTCCTGGAAGGAGTGTCCTGGCAAAGAGTTCCGGCCTCAGTCGGCATTCTGTCACGCATGGGCTGATGGCACTACCCTGTTCATCGGCAGTAACCCGGCAGAGCTTAACGCTATCTCTCAGAACAAGGCAGGCTCACCGCTGTACGAGAACAGCGTAGTCGGTGATGAGAAGACTTCTCCAGTCCCGTACTTCCTGACAGGGCGCACCATTAACTACCTGGGTATCTTCCAGGACCGACTGCTTATCTCTAGCGGTGCGGTGGTGTTCGCTTCCCGGCCCGGTGATTACTTCAACTGGTTCCGCGCTACGGTGCTGAACGTTGAGGACAATGACCCGGTTGAGATGTACGCCCTGGGTAGTGAGGATGACGTGATTCGCTGGGACTCCAGCTTTGACCGTAACCACATCCTACATGGTGAGCGTAACCAGTACCTGCTGCCAGGTCGAAGCATCCTATCCCCTAAGAACCCGTCGATTCAAATCATGGGTAGCTTGCAGGGTACGGTCGGTTCAGAGCCTAAGTCGGTCGGCTCCTACGTGTTCTTCACGAAGGGTACGACTTACGGCGGCAGTCTGCACCAGATTCAGATGGGTGCCAGTACGGACAGTAACGAGAGCTATGAGTGCTCCAGCCAGCTTGATACCTACATCAGCGGCAAGCCTGTGCAGATTACGGCAATGATTTCGCCCTACTACACGTTCCTGCGACTCAACAACTCGCTCAATGCAGTGTGGGTTTATACCTACCTGGATTCGATGCAGGGTGGCGAGCGTATGTACGATAGCTGGTCGAAATGGACGTGGGACCCAATCCTGGGGCCTTGCTGTGGTCTGAGCCACTTCAATGACGAACTGGTTAAGTTCTCATTCCGGCGTGGCCTGGGCGGTACGTTCATCGTTGCTGACGAGTGCTTCGTGCATTCGGAAACCTCTCCCGACCCGTACATGGACTCAATGCGTAACTTCGGTCAGGTCATGGCTGAGCTACCTAACTGGCCCAAAGAGATTACGGATAAGATGTACGTGGTGTACGGCAGGACTTCGGAGTATAACCTCCTGGGTGCGCCTTACAATCGCCTCGCCATCGACATGCCGGAACTCCTCCAGCCAGCCAACGCTGCGAAAGCGTGGGCAGGGTTCAACTACGATGCAATCTGCCGAACCACTAACCCATTCATGCGGGACCGGGACGGCAAGACCATCATCAACGGACGGCTCACCTTGAGCAACCTGACGTTATCCCTGAATAACTCCGGTGGCGTAGAGGGCTTCGTAGAGTTCAGCGGTCGGCGTAAGCAGACGGTTAACTTTGAAGGCCGTATCCTGACGCGAATCACCAACAAGGTAGGCCGTGTGCCTCTGGTGGATTACGGTGTCAAGCTGCCCGTGTTCCATGAAGTGCGTGAATGTCAGGTTGAGTTCAGAGCACTGACCTGGTTGCCGCTAACGGTATCCGGGATTGAATGGAAGGGGCAGTATTTCAACAACCTTCGGAGGGTATAATCATGTGGGTACAAATCGCTATGGCGGCGATTAACATGATTGAAGGTGCAGGTAAGGCGAGTAGCCAGCGCAAGCTGGCGAAAGCCCAATACAAGCTGGATTCTGGAAGGGCTGACCGGGCTGACAAGCTACGTCAGGGCCAGAATGAGTTCAACGCTGCAACGGCGAACCTCCAGCGCATCGAACAATCACTGAACAATCAACGCCTCGGTCGTATCGCAGAACGCGAGATGGACCAGTCGGCCCGAAATTACACACAGGTAATGGATGGCCTGGCCTCTGATAAGTTCTCCACCAAGCTGCAATCAATGAACAACATCGGTCAGATGGCTGCATCAGCAGCAGCCGCAGGAGTAGCTGGCGGTTCTATTGAGCAGGTCGAACAGGTCGAGCGGCTACGTGCTGCACGAGTTGATAACGAACTTGACAAGCAGGGTGAGAATGCTAAGTGGGCCAAGATTTACAACGACACAGCTATCCAGGATAACCTGATTAGCCAGACGGATACCAGCGGCATCTTCGCTGACATCGACTATACCGCTAAGGACCTCGTGTTTGATAACTCGTGGCAGCACAAGTATGGCCTGATGGATGCGGCGATGGATGGTATGAACGGCTTCTCCGGCAACATGGATAAGGTCGGCAAGGGTGGCATTAACCTGCAATCCTTCGGGTACAGTCCTAGCACCAACATCTTCGGTTCGAAGGGCGGTGGGGCAGGTACTGGCACGAATAACAAGATGGGCGGTCGTCCCTCTCTAATCCAGCTTAAATAAGGAGGCAACATGCCTGATGAGATTTTGAAGGCCCCGGAAGCCCTGAGCATTCCGAAGGCGCAACCTGTACAGATTAACACTCCTCTGGCGCAGCGTGCGGCTTCCCTTGCGGTTAAGCCTAACCAGGCGCAGTCACGCGAGGCTTCCTACAGTCTTGCAGAAACTCGTCAGGCGTTTGCTAACGTGAAGGAGGCGAACATGCGAGCTATGGCGCAGTTAGCGCCAGGCATCGCTAAGATGTGGGAGGAGCACAACCAGAACGAGTTTGCTGATGGCTTCATGCGCCAGATGCAGGGCGAGTCAGTCAAGAAGATTGCCGATGAACAACTGTTTAACGGACTCTTTGGAGATGGCGCGGCTGTACGCGGTGCGCAGGCAGCACAGCAAATGTCAATCGCTACCAGCATGGATATGTGGGTAGCACAGAACCAGGGCGACCTGGCTCGAATGTCACTGGATGAGCAGCGTGCAGCGCTGAGTGGCTTCGTGAAGAATATGCAGACTGGAGATGCCAGCGCGGACCTGATGACCGCGAACATGGCTATCCAGCGTTTCCCCGGAATCCTTGAGAACCTGGCACGTAGTGCGCATCAAGAGAGTCAACAACAGGCAGCGGTAGCACAAAGTGACGCGATTAGCGCTCACTCCAAATCACTGTCATGGGCGCAGGGTGAAGTACAGGCAGGCCGCATGTCGGCTGAAACGTACAAATCCTGGCAGGCACAGGCCGTTGACGTACTCAAGCCACTACCAGGCCAGTCCGGTGAGTCGTACCGTAATGCTATGCAGGCGGCAGCTTTGCAGAACATTAAAGACGGTAATGCTGATATGGCGCAGCTTATTGAGGATACAGTGCGTCCTCAGCTAACGCCAGAGCAGTCTATGAAGTTTGACGGTCAAGTTAAAGCCGCTCGTAGCCAGTGGTTACTTGATAATCCGCAGAGCCGTGACTTCACGGAATACTCTATGGGCCTTCCAACGCAGATTAGTGCAGATAGATACGACTCGAAAGAGCAGCTAAGCGCTGAGATTGATGCGATGAACGCCCGTCATGACCGGGAAACTGGTTCACTGACCCCGTTCATTGACAACGAACAGCGTGGGCGCTTCCTGGCTATGTGGGATGCGCAACAGCAGCGTAATCAAGAGAAGAATCAGGCGGCACAACAGAAGATTCTGGATGACCACCAAAAACGCGCCATGTACATTGAGGGGTATGCGAAAGGCTCCCCATCCGTTATGCAGGCCAGTGGCCTTGACGCTGCCACTAAGACGGCAGTAGAGCAAGCCCAAGCCACCCGGTTTTATCAGGACAAGGGTACTGGCTCGGCTGAGGTTTACTCTCGGCTGGCTGCACAGGGATATGTATCTGGACCGTTCAAGGAAACCATCGACTCCACGATGGGCCTTATCAAGTCCGGCAAGACTCCTACACAGGAGCGCTTAGCTGCCTTGCAATTCGCTTACACCAAACTGGAGCAAAGCCCATACGGGCAGGGTGCTTTACAGGCTTACTTCGGAGATGACCTCGACCTCGCACAAGAGATGTCCGGCATGGACCTGAGTGACCCTAAGAACCTGGCCCAGCTTCGCACCACGGTTGAAGCGCGTAAGGTATCGCTGAGTGTAACGCCCGATGAGATGAAGAAGGCTCAAGACCTGGTGATTGATGAGGTAAGTCCAGCATGGTACAGCCGCCTATTCGGTGACGGTAAGAAACTCGGTGCGGGTTATGAGAACTACCTCAAAGCGGAAATGCCGAAGCATCTGGCTACCGTAATGAAGCAGAATCCTAACCTGACCACCGACCAGGCTATGCAGCGTGCTCATGCGCTGACGGTGAAGAACACAGACCAGGCAGGTGACTATCTGGTAACTGGCTCTAAGCCGGGTCAGTTCCTTGCTGAACTGAACAAGCATATGGACGTAGCAATCTCCGCTAAGGATGACCGCCGTATCAATACGTTGATGCAGGAGGCAGTCAAGGAGCGATTCCCACATCAGCAAGGGTGGGATATTGGCGGTATCGTCATGGCCCCGGCAGGGGATAGGGTTGTATTCAACCTGACGCGAGGCGATGGGACGTACAACGTTATGACCTTGACCACCGCGCAGATGGCAGATATCGACAAGAAGGCTCGCGCTAAGCAAGCTGCTGCGAACCAGGCTAAGGCCAAAGCAGACCGTGAGTTCCGCGAACAGCAAGCCGCTGGGTGGAAAGCATGGGGTGAATCACAACGTAAATAAGGAGTTAATATGACCTTCCGTGTAGACATGAACAAAGCAACACAGTACGACGATTTAGCAGCGCAGACTGACCGCGAGTTCGGTCTGCCGGAAGGCTTGAGTAAGCTGGTAATGATGATTGAGAACCGCAACAATCCGCAGAACAGGGTGTCCCCGAAAGGGGCATCCGGCGTTATGCAAATCATGCCAGCCAACTTCGAAGCCCTGGGCGTTACTGACCCTAACGACCCAGCCCAATCATTCAAGGCAGCAGGCAAACTGCTGTCTGACGCTCTGAAACGCTATGATGGCAACGTAGGTGCTGCACTTGCAGACTATAACGGTGGCCCGAAGGTAGCACAGCAGTACCTGGACGGCGCTAAGCTGAATCCAGAAACCACTGACTACCTGCGATATGCAGAGCCGCACTTCTCATTTGCTAAGCCTTCTACCTGGGGCCGCAATATGATGAACAGTGCAGAAACCCAACTGGAGGGCATGGTGCCTTCTGACCTGGGCTACAAGACTGAAACCCAGGAGTTCTACACTGGCCTGGAAGACAGCATGGATAAAGACCTGCAAGAGTCTGCCAAGTACAGTGACTACAACGCCTGGGACGCATTCAAGTATGGGTACGCTGACACGCTGACCTCGGCTATCAGCCACGTAATGACCCGTGACGAAGACGAGAATTTCTCAGTTGGTGAGGAGCAGTTCGAGCAGATTCGCCAGACGTATCCGCAGGGCCTGAACAAGGCACAGACTGACCGCCTGTATAACTCCCGCTCTCAATCCGATTGGGAATACAACTGGCAGAAGACGGCTGACGAGGCTGACCTGATGCGCCGTGTATCTGAGCAGACTGACCTGGGTAAAGCTGGCGCTACCGCTGCGATTATCTCCGGTGGCCTGTTTGACCCGGCAGCACTTCCGCTGAGCACATTCGGTGCAGTAGGCAAGGTTGTACGCGGCGCTTCCCTGGGTGCTAAGGTTGCCCGTGGTGCTGCTGAGGCGGCTGTGGTAACTGGTGCGCTGTCTCCGATTATCCAGACTGCTGACAGAGGTGGCTGGTCTGGTGAAGACGTGGTTATGCACATGGGTACTGCCGCTATGTTCGGTGCCAGCATCTCAGGCTTCTCTGCCCTGGGTAAGCACGGCAAGGCATTCGCTGACGAGACTATCGCAGCAACTGAGAACCGCATGAACGGTGCTTCTGAGTATCAGCCAACGCCTAAGATGGAAGACAGCATCCCTGAGCCGATTAACTTCGCAGGTGCCAACCAGGTATCTGAGGGTGCTGCTGGTGAAATCATCGGCGTAGGTCCCACTGAGGTTATTCGTGCAGCACACGCTTACGACGAGTCGGTGTCTCCGGCTATGCAGGCTGTGCAGAATCGTCGTCAGAAGTTCTACGACAACGCACTGCGCACTAAGCTGGCAGGCTGGTCTGACTCCGAAGGTGTTAAACTGGCTCGCTCCAAGTCTAAGACAGCACGCTTCGTACAGGCCATGTGGTCTGGTAACGCCGCTGGCCTGGGTAAGCAGGAAGCACGTACTGCCGCAGTAATGAAGGAGCAACTGGTAGAGCAGATGCAATGGGAGACTATCCCGGAACTGAAACAGCTATTCGCTGAGAGCCTGACCCCGGCACAGGTGCTGGACTACATGGGCGGCGGTGCTAAGGATGCACAGGCTGCATTCTCTAAAGCTGTTCAGATGGAGCGCTATAAGCATCGTGTGTATCGTCGTGAGAACGGCGGTGACAGCAAGGGCTATCAGTCTGATGCCCCGGCTAACGTACAGCGTGCGGCGCAGAAGCTGGATGAGCTTTACGCTAAGACTAAGAAGCTGCACATGGACCACGGTACGGAACATGCTGAGACTCTGGCGAAGGAAGACAGTGTAGGCTACATTGAGCAGCGTCCTGACTTCAACAAGCTCGTGACCACTACCAACGAACACCGCAAGGCGTTCCTGGACATGGTTAAGGACGACTACAAGGCTGAGGCCCAGGCGAAGGTTAACGCCTTCCGTGAGAATCGTGCTGAGTGGCTGGAAGCTGCGTACAAGCGTGCTGAATCAGACATGGAAGCGCCGTGGGTTAACGAGTTCCTGGCTAACCCGGACCTGTACTTCGATAAGCAGGTGTCTAACCTGTCTAAGAAGATTGGCAAGGAGATGGAGAAGCGTGCGAGCCACTGGTGGGAGAACGCCCTGCGTGACCCTGAGACTCGTTATCAGAACAGCGAAGCGAGCCTGATGACTATGGCCCGTGAGATGGCTGACGAGTGGTTCACTGGTAAGGATGTTGATGCCGAACTGGTCAAAGCGTTCCAGGACTCTCTGACTAAGAAGTGGCTGATACCTCGCGCCGTGAACTGAACATGCTGAATAGCCGTGTGGTCAATGGTGAGACTATTCACCTCCTGGATATGTTCCAGCATGACGTGTTCGGTGCATCAATGCGCAACATCAACGATACCGCTGGTCGTGTGTCTCTGGCTAAGATGGGCTGGAAACGTGAGCAGGACATCGCGGATACCCTGGACGCTATGCGTCACGATGGTGCTACGCCGGAGGAGATTAAGGCTGCTAAGCACATCAGCGACCTGCTGCTCAACCGCGCTGGTGGCCTGGATAACTCTCCGCTGGTACAGGGCCTGTCCAACATGGTTTATGCGAACATGATGGGTAAGCTGCCTGCATCCCTGCTGGCTGATATCCCCACCATCATCGGCAACCTGGGTGTTAAAGGCATGACGGAAGCGCTTGGTAACATGGCGAAGCACGCTGTAGACGGTAGCCTGTTCGTTAAGAACGGTCGCCCTACTCCGCTGGGCCGTGACCTGGGTGCGTACCTGAATGGCCTGACTGGTGCTGACCACCTGCTGTGGGTTCCTCAGCAAGTCAACGCTGATGGCCTGGCAATGGAAGTCGGTAGTGGTCTGCTGCGTCGTTCGGCGGCTGCGGCTCGCTTCACCTCGACTGTATCAGGCACCAACGCTATCAGTCGCATGATTGGCTCTGCTGTGACTAAGACTACGGTTGACCGTCTGCACAAAGCCCTGCGTACTGGTAAAGGCATCACGGCTAACCGCCTGGAGGATGTCGGCCTGAATCCAGAAGTCATGAAGCGTGTTAAGGAGCAGTTCGACCTGCACAGCACTAAGGAAGACTTCGGTCTGGATAAGTGGTCTGCCCGTGAGCGTGAGGAGTTCGTAAGCGCTGCGCACAAGTTCGCTAACCAGAACCGTATCGACCGTGCATACGCTGGTGAAACTCCGCAGTGGTCCCGTGACAACATCCTGGGCTACCTGTACTCTAAGTTCCGTGTAATCGGTATCCGAGCACAGGAGAAGGTGCTGGCACGTAACCTGACCATGATGGACAGCAACACTGTGGCTATGATGACGGCTGGCCTAGCCTTCGCTACCTTCCTAAGCTATGCACGTATCCACCTGGATGCAGCAACCAGCAAAGACGGTCGCAAGGTACTGGAAGAACGCCTGACCCCTATGGGACTGGCTAACCAGACTCTCAAGATGTCCAGCATCATGGGCCTCGGCTCTGAGTTCGGTAACGTCATTGAGATGATGACTGGTGGCGGTATCCAGGGTGGCTCCTCTGTTCCTCTGATGGGTCCTGTGGACAATGTGACCAAAGCGGTGCAGGCAACTGGTGCTGCTGTAGCTGGTGAAGGTAAAGCGTCTGCTGCTGGAGAGGCATGGTTCAAGACTCTGCCTGGCTCTAACAGCTATCTCCTGATGGGAATCAAGGAGGCAATCAAAGACTGACAGTAAGGCCCAGGGACGGGCTGAATGTCTACCCTATTAAAGGAGAAAGCATGGCTATCACAGACGTATGGTACGATGCTGCCAAAACTGGCAAGAACTACTACTCCATGAATGAGTTCCCTGGAACTGGTGGCGATACTTTCGACATCAACTTCGCAGGTGGATATCTCGACCAGACTCATGTTCGGGCCTATATGGTCAAAGAAGGTGAAGTCGATGTAGAGATTCTAACCCTGACATTCCTTACTGCTGCTCGTGTTAAGACGAGTAAGCCAGTACAAGTTGGTTACAAGTGCGTCATCTACCGCGACACTCCGAAGTCTCTGCCTCTGCTGAGCTTTAAGGACGGTACGCCGATGACAGCTACCAACCTCGACCGTAACGCAATGCAGGCTATCTTCTCTGCTGCTGAAATGGTTGACCGATACGAATCGACTACGGCTACCGTGGGCGACATCGGCGGCGCTGTGGTGGACTTTGACAAGACCATCAAGGAGATGAAAGCTCAACTGGAGAAGGTCCAGGGGCAGATTACCAAATCGGTGTTTGCCACGGCGAGCACTGCAAATTATAACATCGAAGTCGGCAACACGTCAACTCTGCGTGTCGGCCTCGTACAACCACTGACCAACCTGACCGTAACCCTCAAGGATGCGCCAGGTGCTACGAATCGCATTGTGGTTATCTTCCGTCAGGACCGTGGCACCAACAAGGTGAAATGGCCTGGCAACGTGAGATGGCCTAATGGTTCGCCACCGCCTCTATCCTGGACTCAGGGTGCTGAGGATGTGTTCGAACTGTATACGCCTGATTCTGGTGCTACGTGGTTCGGAATGTTCTCAGGAGGCTGGTATGCTTAGTAATTTCGGCAAGGGTAACGCAGCGGCTAATGAGGCCGCTCACCTCGCTTATGGTCATCACAAGTTCATGGAACGTAACCGTGGGCTGACCATTGATGCACAGAAGCAGCACTACGCTGTTAACCCTGACTTTGTTCTCAGTAACAACCGTCACTTCATTGCACGCACTCAGATGGAAGCCCAGCCTAATGGCGACGGCACCACTGAGGGCCAGTCTGTTCAGATTCTCGGCTACGCCTACATGTACGAGGCTACCGGGAATCCTGAGTATCTGCAACGCGCTAAGGACTTCTTTGAAGCATATGTCAAGCACTTCTATAAAGAAGATGTTCCTGACACTCCTCGCCGTTGGGTGTGCAACTGGATTGTGAACAGCAAAGAGCCTGTACTGGCTAACTGGCCTGTAGACTTTGATGCACCGACTCACTCCGGCTTTAAAGGCCCTGAGTGGTGGGACTTCAAGGATGGTCAATTCCAGATTCCTCATGGTGCGCCGTATTGGGGGCAGTATCTGGATAAAGCTACCTTCGCCTTCGACGGTAATCTCGGCTGGGATTCCATCGTGGCAACCGTGTATGCCCGTAACGCTGACGGCTCTACCAACTGGAATAAGCTGGGTGAGCAGTTCGACGTTGACTGGCTGATTAACATGGAAGGCAAGAAGATTGATTGGGATGGTAACGTGATTGGCACCGGGTTCCCGGAAGCTATGAAGGGCACTGTCCAACTAAAACAGCGTGTCAACCGAAAGCTGCGCCTCAATTGGGGTAATGAGCAGCCCGTCGAGCATGGTGGCTACCTGATTGGTCGCAACGATGCCTGGCACAACCGTCCGCTCCGTGTCCCGGTAGGGAAGGAGAACTACGGTAATGCGGCTGATGGTGAAGAATGGTTCATGGATGCCTGCTGGAAGCTGTGGGAACTGACAGGTGAGCAGCGATACTACAAGGCGTATAAAGCCTGCGAGTTCACCTGTACTGAGTATCTGACGATTGACCAGGAAGACAAGTTCTTCCGTCGCTCGTATTGGGGTGACTCTCCGTTCTCTGACGGCATCTCGTACTGGTACAGCTACCCGTCCAGCGTAGAGCCTACGTTCGGCAGGGACACTGCTGGCTACATCACTATTGACGCTCCGGCTGCATCTCAGCAGACCATTGAGCAGAATGCGGTGTGGGAGTGGGTTAACGAGCAGTCCACCGTCACTACTACGGTAGGCGGTAAGGACCGCGACGGAAATCCACTGTCTGCAACTATCGTGGTCGGCGTGGGTCCTTACAAGAATGACACTAACCTGGAAGATTGGCAACTGTCAATCCCGAAGGTTAATGAATCTCCTGTAGAGTTCACAGTCGGCATGGGTTCTCTCACCAAAGAGAAGAATCCGTGGAATGGCACACCATACATCATCGCGGATATGCGTGCTGTGGTTGGCTGGAATGATGAGTCGCATGAGGCTGTCTTCGAAGATAACGTCTACGATGTGCGCTCTGCTACTGTAATTCGCTCTGTACTGAAAGGCGGTACGTCTGGCTTCATGATTGGATTCTGGTTAACGCCGGAAGACGAGGTGCTGCTGGAACGGCTGACCTATCAGGCTGACCGTAATTTCATCATCCAGGTTTACGACCGTAACCGCTGGCGCTGGCAGTGCGAAGTTCCTAAAGCTGAGAAGTGGTCACAGTACCTGTTCGCACCGAACAAGTTCACTCTGTCCGAGTATCAGCCGGAGAAGCCTGAAACTGAGCCACGTCCTACGACTATGGCCTGGGGCAAGGTTGCTAACTTCGTGGTTGTCCAGAAGGATGACATGCCGCTGAACTTCGGATACTACTGCGTGAACGATGTGCCTATTCGCTTCACGGGCAAGGGCTACACCATCAAGTATGGTCTGACTGTTAAAGGTGAGGCTAAGACTGGTTTCCAGGCTACTGTAGGTGACTGCATGGCACGTAACACCCTCGGCAATAAGCTGTACTGTACGCCGGGTGTCGTTCCATTCTCCAACATCTACATCCCAGGCCAGGAGACGTTCGATGGATGGCATGGTATGCCTTATCCAGGCTATCAGTACCCGTTCATCTTCGTCCACAATGAGCACCCTAAGCGTGACATCATGCTCAACAACATGTCCAAGTTCCTGTGGGAATCCCAGGACTGGTATCGTGCCAAGTTCGGTACTCTCGGCCCAGGCGCTTCGGCGTACATCTGGAACCGCTGGGATAACCTGAAATATGGTCAGCCAGACACCTGGACTATGTATCATTGGGGTGACGGTCATGCGTGGGATGGTTATCAGCCCCGTGCATTCTTCGGTGCGGCTCGTGCGTGCTGGGAATTGCGTAAGAAGGGTGAAACTCCTCCGGCACAACTGCTGGCCTATGCTCGCAACTGGTGTACGTTCCTAGTTAACTTCATGAACAAGCACGGCGTAAACCCTACGCTGTTCACCGCAGATGGTCAAGTCCCTGGAGTCAAAGACGACTTCACAGGGCATATGTCCGGCCTATGGCTGGGCGGGGCCTGCTTCACGGCAGCGCTAACCCAGGATAACCCGATTCCGGGCCTGGACAAGTACATCCGTAAGACCTACGAGGAAATCAACAACGAGTTCGTGGTAGTCAACGTGAAGCCGAATCATGTAATGAACGGTTCCTGGTCGCCTGCCGTGCGCGAGAACACTGGTGACGGCGTAGAGAGTAACGGTATGTTCTTTGGTTTCTGGTCCGGGGAGATTCTCCGTGGGCTGGGTATTTACATTCTGTATAACACGGGGAGGTTGTAACATGTGGCTGGTGGACGAGATTCTCGACCGAGCGCCCAGCGCTGTGGTCCAGACTGCTCCACCAGCTATTGTCTCTGGACTTACCTGGTGTGGCGTTTCATTGCAAGATTGGGTGTATATCGCCACGCTTGCTTATATTCTGATTAATATCTTTAAGCCCGTTATCAAGTGGCTCTGGAGGAAGTATGGAAGATGAAGTAATGCTTAGCGAGGAGGAAATCCGTCGCGCTGAGGAGGATGCCAAATTCCTGGCTCGCCTCCAGGGTATGACTAACGAAGACCTGGCGAAGATGCTGCTTAACAAGTCGCTGATTCACCTGGTCCGCTTGATTAGCGATGATATGGCTACGGCTGCTGACATCTCGGCTGCTCGTGCTTTGCTGAAAGACAACAACATCGGTATTGTGCCTACCCGCACTAATGCTGCTGGTGCTCTGGAAGCTAAGCTCAAGGAGCGCTCTGGAATGTCTATGTCCCAGCCTGGTATCATCCCGGTTGACGACCTTAACAATATTGATATAGAAGACTTCGTAGGGAGACATTAACAATGACTACACCTTATAACGTCCTGATGGACGACGATGAAGTTCTGGCTGCTAAGCTGGAAGCGGAGGGCGATGCTCTCACGTTCCTTACTGATGAAGACTTTGCCAACCTCACTGAGATTGAGCAAGAGCGTCTGATTCGTATGGAACAGCTAAAGACTCTGCAACGCCATTACAAGAACTTTAACGTGTTCCTGACTGACGTTATGGTGGAGTTAGGGTTCGGCCTGACTAAGGTTCAGGCTGACATCGGTGACTTCATGGCGAACGGGCCGCAGTACCTCATGGTGCAGGCTCAACGTTCACAGGCTAAGACGACCATCGCGGCAGCATTCTGCGTGTGGACGCTTATCCATGACCCGAAACACCGTGTCCTTGTCGTTTCTGCTGGTGGCTCACAGGCTACCGATATCTCGACTCTCATCATCCGTATCATCATGAACATGGATGTGCTGGAATGTATTCGCCCGGATAAATCCAAAGGCGACCGCGTTTCGGTAGAGAAGTTCGACCTGCACTATTCTCTCCGTAAGCTGGACAAGTCTGCTTCGGTATCCTGCTGCGGTATCACCGCTAACTTGCAGGGTCGCCGTGCTGACCTTCTGCTTGCTGATGACGTTGAATCACAGAAGAACTCCCTGACTGCGCTGATGCGTGAACAGTTGCTGGCTAAGACCCTCGACTTTACATCCATCAACCAGAACGGTCGTATCCTGTACCTGGGTACTCCGCAGAGTTCCGACTCTATCTACAACACGCTTGCTGCTCGTGGCTACGAGGTCCGTATCTGGCCTGGACGCTTCCCGAACATGGACCAGCTTGAGTATTACGGTAGCTTCCTGGCACCGATGCTCAAGAACATCCTGACGAAGTATCCGCAGGTAATGGCAGGCGGCGGCATGAATGGCGACCAGGGCATCCCTATCGAGCCTTCGTTCCTGGGTGAGGAAACTCTCCAGAAGAAGGAGCGTGACCAGGGTCCTGCATGGTTCCAGTTGCAGCATATGCTTAACACGCGCCTCATGGACGCCGAACGTTACCCACTCAAGACTGAGAACGTAATCGTGATGCCACTCCGTGTGGGTGACGACTTACCACTCGAAGTTAAAAGGGGATACGAATACCATGAATACCAAGTTGAAGGCAAATCATACCGCTTCGCTCGTCCACACGGCATCTCTGATGTCCTCGCAACTGCAACAGGCGTCTGCTTCTACATTGACCCGGCAGGTGGCGGTAAGGGCAAAGGAACGCACGGTGGTGACGAAACTGGTTGGGCGTGTACCGCTTTCTTGAATGGCAACATCTTCGTCCTGGGTTATGGTGGTGTCCGTGGTGGTTATGACCAGGGCCAGCTACAGGAGTTGGTGCGCCTCGTTAAACATTATCGCCCGAACGTTCTCAAGATTGAACAGAACTTCGGTTATGGTGCGTTCCGCGCTGTGTTCCTTCCGCTGCTGCGTGAGGAGTACCCGGATTGCTCGGTGGAAGATGACTTCGTAACCGGGCAGAAGGAGGTTCGTATCATCGACATCCTTGAGCCTATCATCGCTCGTGGTTCTCTCATCATTGCCGAATCGGCAGTTAAGGGAGAGGCTGGCACGCTGATGAAGCACCCTGATGTCAACCGTATCACCTACTGCATGATGCAGCAGATGAACGGGATTACCCGTGACCGTGACTCGCTTATCCACGATGACCGACTGGACGCCCTTGCTGGTGCCTGTGCTCATTGGGAACAGCAACTCCTGGTTGACCAGAAGGAAGCACAGAAGAAACTAGCGGAAGCCGAGGAAGCCAAATTCTGGCAGGACCCGCTAGGTCACAACCGCTATGCGCAATCTCGCCGTGGTGGTCATAACATGTTAAATCATAGGAGAAATAGACGATGAAACTTTCTGACATCCCAAGCCTGCTGCTCGTTAACGGTGGTAAAGAACTGCGTGCATCTGCCCTGAAACTGCACAACTATGCCGTAGTCAATGGACTCGGTACTGGTGACATGGGCGCTAAGGTTGAAGCATTCTGGAAGGACCAGATGGGCCTGCTCAAGGTGGACACTGGTCTGCCGTCTGATGGCCTGTTCCTGGGCCTCGGTGTGCCTGACATCCGTATGGACTGCTACAAGGCACTGTCCTACGTCCGTATGGCGGTTAAGCGTGGTGATACCGATGCTGGTAAGTCCTGGGAACAGTTCTGTGACTTCCTGGCTACTGAGGCAGCTAAGACTGGAGGCGGCGGTAAGCCGCCGGAGGAAGTAAAAATCACCGTGGGAAAGTCGGCAGTTAACCTTGCGCCTACTGGCAACTCCGCCGCTACTAAGGCGATGGAGGTGTTGAACGCACAGAACGGTACTCGTGTTAACTTCTTCGAGGCCACTGTACCGTACACCGTAACTCCGGCAGGTACTAAGGTGACTATCGACACCACTGGTATCCCGGAAGGTGTTGTATCCGCTGGTGAGTCCGAAGGCACTGTCGTGTTCAGTAACCCTCAGAAGGTCGGTACTGGTGTGGTTAAGCTCAAGGCAGGTAACGCGGAGGCTGTAATCAACGTACAGGTGCTGGAACGCGGTCTGACTACCGAGTCTGTACCTGATGTTACTGTCGGTGAGACTGCAACCATGCCGGACCCATTCATCAAACCGTACCAGACTGGCGCTCATGTAGCTAAGGTTATGGTTAAGAAGGCTGATGAAGCCGTCCTGACTGTATCCGCTGACGGTAAGCAGGTCACTGGTGTATCCGATGGTCGTGTACAGCTTTATGGTGTAATCACCTTCGACGACAGCAAGGACATCTCCTGGGCTGATAGCTCTGGTGTGAACGTGAACGACCCTGCGGTCGAACACACTACCCGCAACAACGTAATTGTGAAGGAGTAATTCTATGACAACCGCCATCAAGTCCACTGCCGTGGGCTGCTCGGTGGCGGCTGTCCTCGCAATGGTCGCAACGTTTCATCCGAACGAGCTTCGCACTTCGCAAGCCGGGTTGGAGTTACTGGCTGGCTATGAGGACTGCCGCCTTGCCGCTTACAAAGACCACGTAGGCGTGCCTACAATCGGCGTAGGCAGCACGAAAGGAGTCTGCATGGGTCAGGTCATTGACGTGGCTAAAGCCGCTGAGATGTTCGTCCGTGACGTGAGAGAGGCTGAACAGTGTGTTATCACGCACTTCAACGGTAAGGCCATGCCCCAATCGGTGTTCGACTCTACTACATCCCTGGTGTACAACAATGGCTGCTATGGCACCCGCTGGAACAAGAAGGCTAATCGCCCGACCTGGATTCAGCGCTATGCTGTAGCTGAGGACTGGAGCAACGTATGCGCTCGGCATATGGACTTCGTTAACGCTGGTGGTCAACGCTCTCAAGGGCTGGTGAATCGCCGTACTAAGGAGATACAGCATTGCGTATCATACCGGATAAGTGGAAATGGGCTGTAGTGGCCCTCAGTGTGTCCCTGGCAGTGGCAAGCACGTATGCGGCTAACCACTACCGGGACAAGTGGAAGTTGCAGCAGAAGGCCCTACAGGACGTCACAGCCGAGTACAATCGGTATGTGGACCAGGTAGAGGCTGCTGATGCTGTAGCTGATAAGCAAATCGGCAGTAATAAGGTGATTAAGGAGAAGACTGATGAAGCAGTTAAAGAGGTGCAGAAGTACCCTGGCCCTGCTGAGCCTGTGCCTGGCCCTGTCATTGACATCCTGCGCAACGCCGCAGCCCGTGCATCCCGCTAAGGTACACATCCCTGCGTCCCTGAGAGGCCCTGTGGCGGCTCCTGAGATTCCCGTAGGGCTAACCTATGCTGAACTCCCTGTGGTGCTCCTGCGTGCTCTGGCAGCGTTAGAGCAGGCTAACCAGGAGAAGGCAGCAGTGATACTAATCGTGGACCAGGCCGGGGCTAAGTAGTGGCTCCGGTGCGTGTGTAAACATGCGACTCGAATTTGGTATAGTTATGCGAGACGGTAGCGACCGAGCGACCGACTCTCACTTCCCCCATAGCACCC